ATTTGTGATTGATCTTGTCCATCATCATGGGCACACTCATATAAGTGTGTAAAGGTATGTCTACAGTCAGTTGGAAACAATTTAATAGACGTAGACTTAATTCAAGTGCGTGAGTACAACAGTCTGTGGCCACAGCATATGGCGCACCAAAAAATCCTGCAATCTTTCGTTCAAACATGTCCACAACTTCCCAGGTTTGTTCAAATTGATAACCGGCCGCACGTAGTTGATCCAGTTCAGTTCTAAATACAGACATTTAAATTTTCTCCACTAGACGTTGTATAATCTGCTGACAAGACAATATTTCGTCGACATGGTCAATACCACGTCCAAGATAAACATGGCTGTCTGGTTTACCATTTAACCCACGTACCAATCCTACAGTACCGTTTGCGTCGTCGGGGCCTAAATAGTTGCCAAACTTCAAGGTGGATTGTTTGCGTTCAACACCGCCAAAGTTGTGTGTGGATTGTACTAGATCCTGAGATTGTTTTTGTACGGCTGCAAGTTTGGTTTGTGTGGCCATTGTGCTTTCTGCACTCAAGGCCAGCACTGTGCCCACAGCAACCATTTCAGCGCCTAGTTTGATGTAATCTTGCACTTGATCGGCTGTGCCTATTCCACCGTAAGGTATCAGCATGGCACCTGGAGTCAGCTCACGCTGTTTTAAAAATGTTTCTCTGATGGGAGTATACGAGCTGAACCCAGCACTCTCGGCACCTTTGATACAAAATCCATCTAGCAAATGCCGATCCATAGTGCCCTGATCTATGGCTTCATACACACGTTTAAAGATCCGTGTGCCTTGTGCTTTCAAAGGCGCAAGCAATCGTAACAGTGCTACTTCTAATTCTGATTCAGAATCTGTAGGTCGGAATGTGTTTGTCTTGCCGTAGATGATTTCTATAGTGGGTATACTGTGTGATCTGACAATGTCATGTACAATTTGATGGGCAAATTCATTCAGTTCAAAACTCAAATGTATACGATTACTATTGGTCAGTTTGACAAAACAATCTAGATCCTGTTGCATGGCCTGGCTGTGCCCATTGTATGTCCACGAACACAGGCTAGGATATCCTCCGGCTTGGTGTACAGCCACAGCCAGTTCTACAGTACTGCCACGATTCATACAGGCTTCCAAGATAGGGTACTGTGATTGAAAAACTTTTTGGGTCATTTGGAATTGAATTGTTGTTTTAAAAAGCTCCTGGAAATTTTTCCAGGATATACTGTAGGTATAGCATCAACCCGGTTTAATACTGTGGGTCTAAGATGTCGATCCAGGCCAAGTAAAAACTGTTGGATTTCTGTTGGCTCACAATCACCCACATACAAACAGTTGAGTTCATGGTCTCCAAATATGACACATTCTTTAAGAGTGGCAATGTGTTTTAACAACTGTGATTCTAAACTGATAGGATTAAATTTTTTCCCTTTGATGTTTAATTGGTCAACGCTACGACCCAAGATACGATAATAGCCATGGTCATCTTGTTCAGCCAAATCGCCAGTGTCAATCCAGTCATTCGTCCATATTCCAGGACCCCGAATCAAGAGATGCTGATTGTTGATTCTGGCTTCAATGCCCGAAGGTAGTCCCACTGTGCCCATGCGTTGCTCACCGTGTAAGGGATTGGTAAAACAATGGCTGTATGCTTCGGTCATGCCAAATGCTTCAATTACGGGAATCTGGAACCGGTTGCCAAGATCTCGGAACAACCAATCGGGCATGGCCGAACTGGCACTGCGTATAAAACGCAAATGGTCAAAAGACAACTGTCTCACAGTCTTTAACACATCAGGGACGCCGGTGATAAAAGTGGGACTGTAATCGGGCATGTGTCTGATATTGGCCACAGATAAAAAATGTGTTTCGCAACCAATCTGTCGAGTGGCCCAATAAAATGCCTGTCCGTGAGCATGCCATAGCGGCATTATGCCCACATATCTGTCATTGGCCGTGAGTTCATACGATTGCACGATTGAGTTGACACAGTGATCAACTTGTGCTTGGGTGAATGAATAAAATTTACTGTCTCCGGTGGTACCAGACGTGTATGCGTAAATGCGTTCGCCAGGGTAATCGCCGCCGTCACGATACTCAATACCGTCCTGAGTGATCATCATGCTCCAATCACTGTTTTCCAAAAGGTATTGCTGTCTCGCAGGACTGTTGTCCGGATTCACAGTCATTATGCTCCAGTCCTGCAATTGGTCATAGTAGTTCCAAGGATCGGTCACGCACACCACAGCTCTTTTCATGTCAATACTTATCGTACAAGGTGTTTATCCAAGATTTATTTGACTTGCTATTAAATTGCTGTATAATTAAACATATGAAAATTGCTATCTCTTTGTTATTTTTAATCTCGTCCTGGGGCTGGGCCAATCCAGAAACTATACGTATCCAGACTCCCTATACTGCTAGCCACAGTGGCACTCCGGCCATGTTAAGGATCATCGAGACTGCCAATCGTATACAACGAGATTACATGTTCTTGCTTGAATTTAAACCCGGCGGAAACCAAGTGATTGCTGTCAGGCAAATGGAATCAGATCCGCAGACCAATCTAGCAATCATTGCGGCATCCTATGTGGAAAATGTTGAAGCGGGTTGGATTAAGCCCACTGACTATGTGCCTGTTTGGAGCCTTGGAGACGCTTGTTGGACTGTGATGTCAACTGTTTCTGCCAGTAACACCGTAGCTGGACTACGATCCGCACAAGAAATCATAGTTGGAACTGTAGGGTTTGGCAATGCCAGTCATTTGACCGCATTGTTGATCGGTGAGCAATACGGCATTCCAGTAAAACTGGTACCATTCAAATCAAATTTTGATGCCGTGGTAAACATGGTTGGCAACAACGGAGTTAATTTTGGCATTGACACAGCCGATGCTTTTGAAAATTTTAAATCTAAGAATCCTCGTCTTAGAATGTTGGCTGTCAGCTGTTCTGCCCGATTGGTTGCGTATCCTAAAATTCAAACTCTTGCTGAACAAGGTATACGAGCACCGGCAGTTTTTAATATTGTCATGGCCAGAGTCGAAATGCCCGAATCAAAAAGAAAAAGACTGGCTGAAATATTAGAACAAGCAACAGCACGAATCGGTCGCAACGAAATCGAACGTATTAGCGGGTTTATTCCATCACAGTTTAATAAAGTAACTGCTCAGGACCATTTTACCAAAAGCACTGACCTGATCCAGCAGTTACGCACACGGTTCCAAAAAGAAATCATACTTCCAAAATAACATTGACATACCGGACATTATACTGTATAATAAATTTTTAAAGGAGAAATCTATGTCAAACCGTGTCTTTACCGCAGAACAAACAACCAAACTAACACAAATCATCAACGAAGGTATGCAGGTCACTCATGAGCTTGAAACACTCGCTGAAGGCTTGAACGATACTATCAAGGCCATTGCCGAAGAAATGGAAATCAAGCCAGCCATCCTTAAACGAGCTATCAAACTTGCACACAAAGCTGAATTTGGTCGTGCCCAACAGGATCACGAAGTGCTTGAACAAATCTTGACCACGGTTGGCAAAACATTATAAGTAAGAGTATGAGTCGCTCACACACGAGCATGAATCATGGTCAACCGGCCATAAACGGAGAAATATTTGAGTTACATTGACGCACTGTTTGATCGTGAACACGATCGCATACACATAGTTGAACGCAGGAATGGCCAAAGGCAATATCGCGAGTATCCGGCCAACTATATCTTTTACTATGATGACCCTAGGGGCAAGTTCCAAAGTATTTTTGGTACACCTGTGGCCAGGTTCAGCACAAGAAATAACAAAGAGTTCCGCAAGGAAATGCGTATCCAAAGCGGGAAACGCCTGTTTGAAAGTGACATCAATCCAATCTTTAGATGCTTGGAAGAAAACTACAAAGGCCAAGACGCACCCCGGCTCAATGTGGCATTCTTCGACATTGAAGTAGATTTTGATCCTGAACGTGGATTCAGTCCACCATCCGATCCGTTCAATGCCATCACAGCCATAAGTGTATACTTGGGTTGGTTGGAACAGATGGTCACACTAGTTGTTCCTCCCAAGCACATGAGTCCTGAAACTGCACAAGAAATTGCCGGTGAGTTTGAAAACACCATGATTTTTGAACGTGAAGAAGATCTATTAAAGACTTTCCTGGACTTGATCGAAGATGCTGACGCACTAAGTGGCTGGAACAGCGAAGGGTTTGATATCCCGTACACTGTGAATCGTGTGACTCGTGTATTAAGCAAAGATGACACACGCAGATTTTGTCTATGGGACCAGTTCCCCAAGCAACGCATGTTTGAACGCTTTGGTGCAGAAAATCAAACCTATGATTTAATCGGTCGTGTACACATGGACTATATGCAGCTGTATCGCAAGTACACATACGAAGAACGGCACAGTTATAGCCTGGATGCCATTGCTGAATACGAACTGGGCGAAACCAAAACTGTGTTCGAAGGCACACTAGATCAACTGTACAATCAGAACTTCAAGACATTCATCGAGTACAACAGACAGGACACCATGATCCTGGCCAAGCTGGACAACAAATTGAAGTTTTTGGACTTGGCCAATATCTTGGCACATGAAAATACAGTATTGCTACAGACCACTATGGGTGCTGTGGCCTTGACTGAACAAGCAATTATCAATGAAGCACATGAACGTGGTATGGTAGTTCCTAACCGTAAAGAAAGGCTTTCAGATGAAGATACACAAGCCGCAGGTGCCTATGTTGCTTACCCTAAAAAAGGTATCCACGAATATATCGGGTCAATCGATATCAACAGTCTGTATCCGTCAGCGATCCGTGCTCTTAACATGGGGCCAGAAACAATCATTGGACAACTACGTCAAACAATGACCGATCGGTATATCTCAGACAAGATGCGTGGCGGTGCCAGCTTTGCCGCCGCATGGGAAGGCCTGTTTGGAAGCCTGGAATATACCGCAGTAATAGAACAACAACGTGGTACTGAAATTACCATAGACTGGTCGGATGGAGCGGAAACTGTGCATAGTGCCGCCGAAGTATGGAAGATGATATTTGATAGTAACCAACCTTGGATGATTACTGCCAACGGCACAATATTCACCTATGAACGTGAAGCCGTGATACCCGGCCTGCTCAAACGCTGGTATGCTGAACGTAAAGAAATGCAGGCCCAACTAAAGGATTGTACAAACAAAGATGATGAAGAATACTGGGACAAACGACAGCTCGTTAAAAAGATTAATCTTAATAGCCTTTACGGTGCTATTCTTAACCCTGGGTGCAGGTTTTTTGACAAGCGTATTGGACAAAGCACAACTCTTACGGGTCGTGCGATTGCCCGGCACATGGATGCTTATGTAAATGAATGCATCACTGGCAAGTACGATCATGTAGGCGACGCAATCATTTATGGTGACACTGACTCCTGTTACTTTACAGCCTATCCTGTTCTTAAATCCGAGATAGATGCGGGGACCATGACATGGTCAAAAGAAATTGCCATACAGTTATATGATAGCATTGCCGATCAAGTCAACGACAGCTTTCCAGGCTTTATGGAACAGGCGTTCCATGTACCAAGAGAAATAGGTTCTGTAATCCGCGGTGGTAGAGAAGTAGTGGCCAGCAAAGGCCTGTTCATTACCAAGAAACGCTATGCTGTCATGATCATTGACAAGGAAGGCAAGCGCATAGATGTCAACGGCAAGCCCGGAAAGGTCAAGGCCATGGGGCTGGATCTTAAGCGATCAGACACGCCCAAGGTCATACAAGAATTCCTAAGCAAAATACTGGATGATGTGCTTACAGGTTCTACTCGCGAAGACATCATAGAAAAGATCCGTGAGTTCAAATACCTGTTCAAGGACAGACCCGGTTGGGAAAAAGGAAGTCCCAAGCGTGTGAATAACTTGACCAAGTATGGCAAAGAAGAAGAACGTCAGGGTCGAGCCAACATGCCAGGTCATGTGCGAGCGGCCTTGA